CCAGGCCCCGGCCGGGTACATCAGCGCCTCGAACGTGGCAGGCCAGGCATCCACGGCCCCGAGGGGCTGCCAGTCGTAGACGTACTGCACGTTCAGGTTGCGGGCACGGAAGCCGGCCTGGAGCGCGGCCGCGTCGTTCTGGCCCGAGTCCTGGTCGGAACGCCGGGACAGGTCAGCCAGCAGCGCATCCTGAACCCAGAACGGGAGGATGACCTCCAGGCTGGCGGACGGGGACAGCCGGTACTTCTCACGCAGCGAGTCGGCGTAGAGGGTCAGCGCCTCCCAGGTGTCGGAGACCACGGCGCCGAGCCCGGTCGGCGTCTTGGCCGTCGAACCGGCCGCGATCGCGGTCAGCACCTTGGCGTTCATCTTGTGCTGGTGGGCGATCATCGAACCCGAGACGACCCGCTGCACCAGCTCCGGGTAGGCGGCGTTGGTGAGGATCGGTGCCTTGATGCAGATACCGCAGGCGTCGAGTCGGACCTCGGAGAACGTCGGGCAGGGGACCTCGTAACAGGTCTTCGTGGTTCCCGCGATCGCCTGCGCCTCGGTCTGGCAGAAGCCCGCATTGGTGTAGATGTCGGAGAAGTCGGGACCGCGGGTGTACTTGATGCCACCGCGGGCCACGTTGATCTCAGGCACCGACACCAGACCTTCAGCCGTCTCGCCGGCGCACAGGTCGTAGACCGTCTCCGATGGGGCACACCAGCCACCAGATGCCACGAGGGAACCGCCGGGAAGACGGTGCTCATTGCGGGCGTAGGCCAGCACCTCCAGGTCGTCGGAGTGACGGTCGATCGTCAGCTCCTTCGGGAAGTCCAGGTGGAACGATGCGACACCGACATGGCGCAGGTCCTCGTGAGACCCGTCACCGCTCGGGACACCGAAGCCACGCATCCGGTTGACGACGGCAACGCCGACCGATTCGAGGCCAGCCATCTTGGAGCCGGTGGCGAAGTCGGGCACGTCGGCGGCAGCGGTGATGACGATCGGCGCGCGGGTCCGAGCCGGCTTGGCCGGGCGAGCAACCTTGCGACTCAGCACCGCCACGCCGGACCGGGACTCGGTGCCCGGCACGGGGACCTCGGTGTGGGTGCCGACCTGACCCTCGTGCTCCTTGTCGGCGTCATCCTTGCTGTCGTCGTCTTCCTCGTCGCCGCTCTCGTCCTCGTCCTCTGCAGAGCCGGGCTGCTCACCCTCGTCTGCGAAGCGGTTGCGAAGGGGGTCACGACGGGCGGACAGCTGGGCGGCACGCTCGACACGAGCGGCCTGCTCCTTCTTGATCTCGTCGACGTGATCGGCCAGTTGCTCGGCCTCGGTCAGCTGTGCCTCGGTCGGCGCGTCCAGCGCAGCCAACGCATCGAAGGCGGTGCGTACATCGGTGGCGTATGCGACGAGCTCGCCGTCAGCCAGCTTGGAGATTTCCTTGATGAGATCCACGACGGGCTCCTCGGTGGGATCGGTTTGAGCTGCGGCCAAGCGCATACGCCAACCGGACACCAAGGGCCAGTGGAAAAGGTCTGTGCTGGACGCTACACCCGAACAGACCCGTCTACCACCAGGGGGGATGGTGGTGTCGTCCCTACTGCTCGTGGTCCTGTTGGCCCTCTAGGTGAGCCAACCGCTCGGCGTGCTCGTTGAGCCGTTTCTGAACACGGTCCAACCACCGGAAGATCACAATCCCGGCGATCACGATCACGAAGCCAGGGATGTAGACCACCCAGAGCGGGACTAGGTCGATGATCTCCCAGGGCCGAAGCGGGTCAATCTCAGTCCTCCCAGCCCTTCACTTCAACGGTGCCGAAGGTGACCTTCTTGCCGCCGGTGTTGAGCGCCAGGCGCAGCTTGTGATCCCAGCCGTTCTCCTGCGGCTTGAGGTCGAAGTGGTGGACGACCTGGAACCGGTCGGTGCCACCGTTGGACCTCAGGTCGATGGGCTGGGAGGACCAGTCCACGTTGGTCGAGTCACCCTTGGTGCCGAGGTACTGCCAGCGGACACCGATCTCGTCACCGGCCGCCAGCCCCCCGGTGATCGCCAGCACGACGTCGACCATGCCCTTGGTGTTGGTGGCAATGGTGGCGTGACCCTCGTCGTTGATCGAGATGGTCTTGTTCCAGTTGTCCTCGGTGAAGGTCTGGGACTTGCCCCGGTAACTGCTGATCCTCTTGGTCATGCCGAACAGCTCCTCGTCTCCCCCGCCGCCACCGCCGAGGTCTTTGATGTATTTGTCGTAAGCGTCCTGCCAGGTGATCGGCGCGACGTGCGGAGACTGGTCAGCACCCCAGTCGGCCAGACCGTTGCAGCCCTGCTTGTACTGCGTGACCTGACCCGACGCATCACCGGACAGGTGTGGGCAACCCTGCCAGATGCCGTGGTTGTGATCGTCGAACGCGGTGTCCTGCGGGGAGCCACGCTGCCAGTCCGCGACCCCGCACTCCCGCCAGATCTTGGTCTCGGCGTCATCACCTTTGCGGTGGTCGAACGCACCGCCACCGGAGTGGGTCCCGGCACTGGCCCCGACCGAAGAGTTGTAGGCGTACTGGAAGGCGACCGCCTGCTCGTTCTGGCCGAGCTTGCCCGCCAGTCGGAGGCGGGGCTCGATGATGTCCTCGATGGAATGGATCATGCAGCCGCAGGCGTAACCACCGCGCCACCAAGTTTTGCCATAGGTCCCGGGAGCCACTACTTGTCAGCCTTGCCCTTGTAGGCGGCCAGCTTGGCGACCGCGGCGATCACATCGTTGGCTGTCTCCTCCCAGGCGATCCGATGACCGACTTCGAGTTCATCCCAGTGCTCCGGGAAGTCGTCACCGTGGAAGCGTTCGTACAGCCACCTGGCTAGCTTCGGGTCGTTGCTCATGCGTCGATCATCGACCCTTGATGGTGACGGTGCCGCCACCCTCACGGATGACGCGGGCCCGCGCCTGGACCTCAGATGGGTACTCCTGCCTTGTCTGTCCATCCTTGCTGGTGAACACCCAGGTACGACTGCTCTGCTTGGACCCGCAGTTACACGGCGCCATCACACCCCCACTCTCTGGCGCAGCTGCGCCATCTTGGCCTGGCGATGCAGGGCGGCGGCGATCGCCTTGCCAATCATCTCGCTCAAGTCATCCTCTTCCCGGTGAATAGTGCCAGCTGCAACCAGGACAACCTGCTGACGGTCTTGGACTCTGGCGATCGGGAAGCCCGCGGAGTTGACGGCCAGGGCGGCGATCATCTCCATCCGACCGTTGACGATCCGCCAGTCACCGCTGACGTCGGAAGCTCTCAACGCGACGATCTTCTCCGGTGGTGTGCCGGGACGAATCCAGCCGGCGCACCAGATACCGTGCTCATCCTCACCCACGGTCACGTCGGCCACCGCCGCCGACGTCGAGTCGTAGTGGGCCGCGGCCGCTCGGAAGCCGAGCCGGGAGTCGGCGTGACCACCGCCCAGGCTGATGACCCCGGTCGGCACGTACGACCCGTCGACGCAGAGCACCTGGCCGGTGGCGTAGTAGGCGTAGCCGGACTCACTCGACGGCGGGGCGACGCACACGCCGTCGTAGCCGACGTGGCAGGACTTCCACTCCGCGATGTGACCGAACACCCGGCCGTCCTCGGTGATCGTCAGATGGGTGGGTCGGTCCAGCTTGGGGTTCTCGAACCAGGACTTGGGTGGCTTCAATCCGATTGAACTCGCCACCAGGGACACCGCGTCGGCAGGCTTTCCCTCCGGTCGCTTCTGCGACAGCTCGGTCGGTGCATGGCCCGGCCAGAAGCCGGTGGCGTCGTGATGCCACTGCGAGCAGATCTGGTTGATGAACCTCAGCTTCTCCGGGCTGTCCTCACCGATCTCCTCCCCGACCTCGGCCCGGCACCGGTAGAAGTCGCCCGCCACGCCCCACTGGACCTTCTCGTATCCGGCGTGGCCGGGCACCGTCCAGTAGTCGTGGAGCCGCTGCGTCTCCTTCGGGTTGGTCAGCCAGCCCGGTCCGCGCCCGAACGTCTCGGCCTCGGCGGCTGCCTTGGCGATCGCGTCCGGCGGCTCCTCACCGAGCTGCTTGTACGCACCGCGCAACTGACGGGCTGCCGACGCCTTGGCCTCGGCCGGGCCATCGGTCTGACCGAACCGGGATGCCGCCGCGTGCACGCCGGCGCGGGACAGCTGACCGTTCGGGGTCTTGATCGGCAGCTTGTGGCAGGTCTTCTCATCTCCGTTGCAGACGTGCATGATGCACGCCGCCTTCCACTGCTGCGGGGTGTACTGCCCGGCCGAGCCATCCCAGCTTCCTTCGTCGACGAACGTCTCCGCGCTCATCCCGTCCGGTGGCTCGCCGCTGCCCATGCCCTGCTGCGCCATGCAGTCCTCGTAGTCGGGGGAGTTCGGATCGCACTCCTCGTCCTCCGGCTCGCCATCCTGGTCGGAGTTGTCGGGGGGCGGCGGGATCGGCTTCCCACCGTTGGCCGCCATCGCATCGGCCTCGGCCCAGGTGCCCAGCGCGACGAACGCCTCGGAGAACGCTGGGATGGACACCAGGCTGGCGGAGGCGATCCGGGCACTGGTGAACGTCACCTGGTTGGTGTCCTCGTCGAACTCGAACTCGCCGTCGTCGGCGTCCACGGAGACGCCGAACTTGCCGAACTCAGCGATCAGCCCGACCACCTCATCGGTCTCCGGGGTGTCGATGAACGTGCCCTCGCCACGCATCATGTTGCCGACCCGCTCGACGGTGTCGATCCGGCCGACCACGACCGAGCCGTCATGGCCGTCGCTGGTCGCCTTCTGCCAGGTGAGCGGGAGCGGGAGGTCGCGGTGGCGCAGGGACTCGACGGCGAACCGGCGTCCGTCACCTGAGAACACACCCTCCGGGGCGAGGACGCCGTGCCAGGCAAGCG